ACCCTTTGATTCATCTATTTGATCGTGGATAAGTTTTTCCATTCTCCTTGCAGCTTTTTGTGCAGGAGATAATTCTAAGGCTTGTGGGTTTGAACTAAAGCCTTCGACTAACATGTCTTCTGCTTTATTTTCTAAACTATCTTCAAACAGTCCTTTGTTTAAAGTAGCACCGGGCTTTAAAACTTTTCCATCACCTTCATAGCCAATTTCATATGGGCTATCCATTCTGTTACCAATATCATCTGGTAACTCTCCACCACCCATTGTACTTTCAAGACCGGGTGCACCTGTCTGAGTATCTAAGTGTGCGTTAGCTAATTCACCTTCTGGTAGTTTAGTTTCAGATATACCAATTGGAAACTTACCTGTACCAAAGATTACATCAACAAGTTGACCAAAAGCAGCTAGTACTTTTGTTTTAGTAATCTTTACAAAGATACGAGACTTTTCTGAATCTCTAAACTTAATAGACTTGTTATAAAGTCCTCTGTAGTTTTCGTAAGCCCTTAACCAACGTGATTCATCTGAACGTCTTGAGTCTTCAGCAACTTGAAATCTATCTTTAATAATACCAACTAAATTACTACGCTGCTCTATTTCTAGATCAAGGGCTTTACCAGCTTCACCTTCTACGTCTTGGTAGAGGTTGTCAGCGTTTAAAAATGTATTTTCCCTTTCTGCCATAAACTTTAATATCCAAATGTTGAATCAGCCGGTTGATGGATATCTCTTTTTAATCCTCTCAACCTATCGAATGTACTAACCATTCGTGGTCTACTCATTATCATATAACGTAATGCATCATATGCGTGATCGGAAGCATGTGTATCCACATCCTCCGGATTGTTCTTTGATAACGGTATAGACTGTATCTCTCGTATTAAGTTAGGACATGTATTAAATATCTGTAACTTAGGTCTACCATTCTCTTGAACCTTTAGAAACTCATGTATCTGGATTTTACCTTGTACTCTGTTCTTATCTGCCGGTCTAAGCTTATGTCCTGCTCGTACAAGTGCTTCTCCAACAGTAGGTCCTGTAGTACCTGTTCTAGCCCACGCTGCTGTATCCAAGACACCAGAGACCGAGTAAGGGTCTTCTAGCTCCATACTTGTTATTATACTACCTAATTCTTCTCCTGTCAAGCCTTTTTTGTATAATTCTCTATAAATTATTAAAGTTCCGTCATTTTGGTCCATTATTCCCCATAAACAACAGGATTCTGCAGCGTATCCATAGTCAACTGCTTTAACTCTTTCCCAGTGTAAAGGTAATTCAAACGGAGTAATCACATGATGTAGTGGGTCAAACTCTACAAATGCAGCTCCTTCTGCTACATCCCAGTTACCTTCGAGCAACTGTCTACGTTGAATTGGTGGTAAAGATTTAAGCATTTGCTCATAGACACCATCTTCTGCAAGATATGGGTTATCAGCTAACTTAGCCGGGATAAACTTACGTGTTAAACCATCAGTACCGGCAAAAGACTTATTATGCTCTGACGGTTCTATGTATCTTTTTTTAACCCAGTGCGAACCAACACCACCGGGGTTAGCGGTACAGCGAAGATATGTTTCTATTTCTGGGTCAGTTGTTCTAAGTCGTGAAGCAAGATAGTTCCAACTAAACTCTGTCGGTAAGTGAGTAATCTCATCAAAGCCTATCCAACTATATGCTTGTCCTTGATATCTGTAAACATCCGCATCTCTTTCAAGGAATCCAAACTCAACCTTTGCACCGCTTGGAAAGTTCCAAAGCTTTTCAACTTCTCTAAACTTAGCACCGGGAAAAGCTTGTGGATATAACTCACGAGACTTGTCAATCATTTCTCTTAGTTCTGGCATAGAACGTCTAAGGATTAAAGCACGATGAGCTTTCTTGTGACAATACCTTAGTGGGTCTACAATCATAGCAAAAGATTTACCACCACCGGCAGCTCCACCATACAACACATCTTTTTCACCAGCAGCAAGGAAGTCTGTCTGTGGACCTTCGTTAGCGTGAAACAAGACTGTATGGTTGTCTAAATTTTCTTGTACAGCTTTTGGAAGATTGTCAAGTTCATCTTCAGTGACAGGACCTTCTACAGTCTTGTCAAGTTTTTGGATTGTTTCTTTTTGTTTTTTAAAAGATTGTCTAGCGTTGTTTAACTTTTGTTCAAGCTTTTCAATGTTTCTTTTTTTACGACCTACCGTAGCACGTGCAGCCTTGATAGCTTTTTCGGTGCTGGTCTTAGGTCGACCTGCTTTCTTTTTAGGAGTTCCGTCTTTCTTTAAGACAAAGTTACCATCATCATCTTGCAAGTAGAGATGAGGATTCCTCTCCCAGTCTTTCGTTTCGTTTTCCATATTTTTTATCTACGTGTTTCTTGAGACCGGGAGTAGAAATTCTTCTGTCGGTTTTATATTCTAACCAATCACATGCAGCCTGAAGTGATACTTCTTCGTTGACTATCATGTTCTCAGCAATTTGTAACGCTTCTAGTTCCTCTTCTATAGGTTTAAGAAATCCAGTAACCTCATCGAACTCATACCCGAATGGTATGGTAGAGGTGTTTCTTTTAATATAACCTTCGGGAACTAAACGCATCTTAAATAATCCACATAATTATTAAAGCTAATATAAAGCCTATACCACACATAACACCCCAGACTTGCATGTCTGTAAGTTCATTTGTATTAATAAGACTATTTACTCTTTTTTCTAGTAGTTCTTTTAACATTTGTTTTCCTCTTAGTTGTTTGTTTTTTTGGAGCTAGAAAGTTTTTTATTTTTTCTAACCATCTCTTAATCATTGTCATTGTTGTTCTCCTCGGTTTTCTTTTTACCGAATATTCTATCCCAGTTATCTCTATAGTCTTGCGTATAGAATCCGGGTCTAGGATTAGCACCTTTACTTCCGTGCGTATTTTTGTAGATCGGTGATCTAAATGTTATTGGTTTTTCGTCACTGCCTATTTGTTTTCCCATCTTACCACTTTACCTTGTTAGCCCAATACGCTGCAGACAATACACCTTTGGCAATGTTCTTAGCGTGACGAGCTTTAAAAGATTTTCTTTTCATTTTAGTTTTACGAGACTCACCTGCTTTAGGTTTACCTGCAGTCTTAGCACCCTGCTGTCCAAATCTAATAGTTTTAATTGTACTACCTGATTTAGCTACAACAATATGTGATTTAGTAGGATGATTAGGAGTCCGCTTGGGTCTATTGTAACCACTTACTCCTGCTCGTTTTAGTCTACCGTCTACTTTTTTCTTTTTAGATTTACCGCCCTTTTTAAAATCGTCTCTATAGTTTGCTGTTTTTTTAGCAATCTTTTTAGGTTGGGGTGAGTGTTGTTTACCGGCAGCTTTATCTTTACGTTTAGCTGCTGTGGTAGCTGCATATTCTGAATCACTTAAAGCTTCTCGAGCTTTTTTAGGTAAATATCTTTCTCCAGTCTCACTAGACTTCTTACCAGACTTAGTACCCCAGTCTTGTTTACTCCAAGCTTTTAAAGACTTTTGAGATTTTGCAAGTGCCATTACTTGTATCCTCCACCTTTAGCTTTGTATTGTTTTGCTAAAGCTTGGGCTTTACGAGCAGACCATTGTCCAGCTCCTGTACCATGAGATGCTTGAGCCTTTATCCGATTGAAAAGTTTCTTTCTCATTCCCGGCTGTGTATAGTTTCCGGCTGCATTAACTTTTGATTTAGCTTTACCGCCACTTCTAAATTGTAATCTTTCTAATAACATTAGTGTAGTATCCTATCTTCTTCTTTTGGTATAGTGTTTAAGTGTTCTTTTTCTAGCTCATCATCCACATAGATGCTGTCTAACTCTCCTACAACCACTAAATGATTCTGGGCTGCAGCTAGTTCTGCTTGTTCATATGTTGAAGCTACAATGTTAGGACCTGCAAAGGTTGTACCGTAGGCTTCTATCTCAGTCAGAAATATCTTCATAGTCTCCTTCTGTAATATCAATCGCCTTTTTCTCTGGGAGAATAAATATACCTCCTCCTGTATTATGATTAACATCTATTCTATCAGTCTTTGAAACTCCTACACGATCTAATATGGTCTGTGCAGCTTGTAACTTATAATTAGCTTGAGGTATCGGCTTGTTAGACTTCAAAACCTCTATAATTTTAAACGCTGCTGTAGGGGCTTCCCTTGCAAGTACATTAGAGGCTAAATCTACTACTTCTTCTTTTAAACTTTTTAGTACTTGATAGTGATTGCCGGAGTATCCTGCAAGTTCGGCTGACTTTTTAAAGTCTCCTCCTGTATCCACGAGGTGACCTAGAAATGCTTCTTGTTTCTCAGTAAGTTGTCTATCCTTTGTTTCAGGTAGATAATTAGTGGTCATGTAGGTATTATAGTGATATTTGTAAAGTTTGTCAAGTGTTATAGAGTTTTTTTAAGTTATTTCATAAAAGGTCTTGACAAATGCGAAATAAATGTGTACAATGGAATTGTTAGGTTCCCCCGGGTTACATATACCTATAACAACCCACCCTAACTAACCCTAACATCCAAACTATCTGCCACCTATTAGACAGAAACTATATCGCTTATAGGGCTTTTAAAGTTTATTCAATATTATATATCAGTTCCTTATAAAACTTTGTAAAGTTAGGGGGCTGGTTAATGTTCTAAAATCCCTAGAAATGTATATGTTTTATATATATATGGGGGTACCACCCCTGTACCTCCTGCCTACCCCTAACATACTCTATAACCTCTACAACTATTCTATAACTCTTCACTACGTTCAGTTATTTAAACGCGATTTCAGAGTCTTATCTAATGGGACAGATGCCCCGTTTAAACGTACTCTATAACTGGGAAAGCGATTTCAAAGTAACTCTATAAATGCAACAGTTGTTCTATAATTACCACGCCTTTTCAAAGTCATTTTCTAGTTAATATAACCAAAAGTTATGTATATTGAATAATAATTATAATTAATCTACTCTAAAAAACTCTTAAATCTCTATAACCTCTCAGAGCCTCTCAGCTCGTCTCTAAGGCATTATTGTCTCTAGGTATGGTTTAGTACCTATTTTCTCCAAGCTCGATTTTAGCCTATAGTTATCCACAACTTATCCACAGGTAAATTAATGCAATTATTTGCACTAATTCGCTTGACATCAGCCTTAGAATTTCAGAAAATACGAAGTAATTAACAGCCCTTTATTAGGGGCATAACCAAAAGGTGAAAATATGAAAAATGAAAATAACAAATTAGCTGAAGTATGGTTGAATAAACTTTCAACCCGTTTAAACCCTCTATTTGAGAAAGCTGGTTTTGAGATTCCCAACGATGTTCGCATTCATTGTGGTTGGACATCTAACGGAGCAGGTAGAAATTCAGCCAAGCATGTTGTATTGGGTGAGTGCTTTAATAGGGCATCAAGTGTTGATGGTGTAAATGAGATATTTATATCACCAGTAAAAGCTGACTCATTACGGGTGGCTGATGTTCTAGTGCATGAACTATGCCACGCAATAGACAACAATGTAAGTGGACACGGTGCAGGATTTCGCAAGATTGCAACAGGTGTGGGGCTTACTGGTAAAATGACTCA